CTTGAAAGACCCGCCGGTAGGCATCGGGCGTTTCGTCATGATTTTATGCTCAGAACCTAAGAGACAATAGCCCGCCGCATCGCCAACGTGTGAATGCTCATTTTTGTTTGGAGCGTCCCGAAACCGCTCTTGCCCCGCGCCAATGCTCACCCGCCGGAAGTGATACCCGCCGCCCAGGCTCTTGCGAACTCTGATGCACTTTCTATCAACCAGCAACCCCGGCTTGCCATCAATCAACCTGCCCATCGGCATGGCCAACGCCTCGCGCCTTGTCTTGAAATCATTGGTTGCCGTAGGCTGGGCCAAGATGCCGTGCGTCTTGAGATGGTCAAAGCTGGTGGTCTCAAAGATTTGGTCCCTTTGCATACCGGCAGGGTCGCCCCACACCAAAGTGCTGTAGCCAGGAAACCGCGAAGACAAGTCAGCCTTGAGGCTTGAGCAAAACCGTTCCAAGCCCATCTCAAACGTGACCAGTTCATGCAAAATATGCCACCGGCCATTCTTCAATCTCTGAGCAAACACCGCCGCTGGAGTTAAACCAAAGTCCAAGCCAACGTGTATCGGCAGGGACGGGTCAGGCTCCAAATCAGCGGTCATCAGGTTATCATTGAACTCAGGCCAAACGGCCCGCCCTTCCTGCACAAACGTATACTTGCCCTCAGCATAGCACTGTATCCAATCCAACCGCTTGCCGCCCAGCAATTGCTCATAGTACCCGTCAGGCAAGTTGCCCAAGTTCTCAGCCTTGGGATTGGTTTGCCACCACTTGCCAGCTTGAAACATGAACCCCTTGGCTTCCGGCATATCGTCAGGCAATTCCTCCAAGGGCACCTCAAACACGCCACCCGGCTGCTTAAAAAAATCCCAGCGAAACTTGCCCCCAGGCTTTTCCTTTTCGCCTAGATGATAATACCAATGGTCGCTGTCCATAGGGTTCGTATCCAAGATAACGCCACGCCAGGTCGCACCGCCATCAGCCTTTGTTGGGTATCTGCCGACCCTATGCGTCAGGCCATCCACAATCGATTTCGGCAGTTCACGGCACTCGTTGACCCACGCCCCAGTAAGTTCTAGGCTGAGAAGTTTACGAACGTCTTTCGGGTCATCCAGCGCCAAAAAGATAACCTCCATATCAATCCCGGCGGCACCCTCCCTAGACGGCAACTTGATGTGATGCGTGATGGGCGGCGAGTGCTTAACCGGCCCAAAAGTATCCTCCGGCAACAACTCCAACCAAGTCTTTAAGGTCGTAGTCTTTAACATCGGATGCGTATTGCGGACAATCGCCCAGCGGCTGTACTTGATGCCATCCCTGGGACTAGCCTTCTGAGCAACAGCCCGCCGGAATATCTCAGCGCAGCAAGCATACGACTTGCCACTTCCAACCGGCCCCATGATGCCCCTGACAAACGCATCAGACTTAAAGAACCTCGCCACAGTGGGCGAGGAACTAAAGTTTAGTTTTAATCCGGCAACTGGCTTAACCATTGCTCACCCCCGTAACTTCAAAGGGGTCATAAAATCCAACGCCTCTCACCTCAATAATCAATTTTCCGCTTGCATTGAACAAACGCCTATGAGGGTTGCAGTTGCATTCTGCCTGTTTGAACACTCCACAATATTCGTTGTGGCTTATCTCAACATGAAAAAGTTCTTTCTTGCCTCCAGTTTCTTTTTTAATAGCCTTTTCCCAAGCCTTGCGGGCCGCTCGTCTGCTTTTGTATTGGGTCATAGCAACCTCATTTGCTCAAAATTTCAAAAGCTTGCTCTTTTAAACCGTAGCCTTCGTGGTAAAAACTATGCCAATGTTCAGGCGCTGTAGACCGGCGAAGATAGCCACTATCAACAGCCACCTTCCGCATTTTCTTTAAAGCTATTCTTTCAAGCTGCATTACTCGCGCCCCAGAAATATCTAAATGCGTTGCTATTTCGCGGTGAGTTGCATTAGCAAAATACCTTGAGGTTATTATATACTGCTGTTTGGGCGTTAACTCGCTTGTAAATTGGCTTAAAACTTTAACCTGCGAAAGACGAACCTCATCAGACGTTTCAACCGAAAGATTCCGCATCGCATCCAAATTAAGGACCATTTCAGCAGATGACTTCTGCAATTGAACTTCACGCAAATGCTCAGGCCACAAGTCTTCAGGACGCTTCGAAAGCATTGCAGAAACATCTTGAGCCAATCGCGTCCAGCCTTTAGCGTTGTAAGGCTTAGTTCTCATTGTTACTAAATTACCAACCGCGCTTTGCGACTCACCCATTTGGCGGCTTAGTTCAGCAGCACTCCCATAAACCTCCCGTATGGCATCTAACAAACGGGCGTTGCGAACCGTCACTTTTAAATTAAAGTCACTCATCTTCCTTATCCTTCCCCGGCTCCTCCGGCATAATCATATCAATCGAAATCACAGACGGCTTATCAACGACCTTCTCGCTGTCCAACAAACCAGCACTCTTGGCCAACATCTGCATAACCCGCACCTTGTCCACCATCTCAAACTCCATGATGTCACCGTGTGCAGTCGGCGTTATCTTCACCTTCTTAATCGCCGCCTTCACATGCTCAGGAACATCCTTGAACGCACGTATCCGCGCCTTGCCGTCCTCATCCCAGCTCACAACATCAGTCAATTTCGCAGAAGCTAGGCCAAGCAGTTCTAGGGCCAACTCATCACGGTGGTCATAGATAATGCTCGACCCACGCAACCGCTTCACAATCGGCCCCATCGCCATCTTCGGCGGGCGAGGACCAGTGCGCCCCCGCCTCTTCGGTTTCTCAGCCATCAGAACGGTATGGAGTCGTTTAAATCGTCGCGTGGCGCAGCAGCAGCCTCACCAATCGGCGCAGAAAACGCACCAGTGGCTCCACCACCCGCATTCGCAGCCGCTCCAGCGCCCTGACCATCGTCCTCAAACAAACGCAACCACACATCGCCGTCCTTGTTTGGCAATGGCAACACATCCAACTTTATGCTCAGAGGCTTGCCGTCTTTCTCAAACGCAGTGCCCAACCTCAGCCACAACGGCTTGTCTCGACCGGGGATTTCCTTGCCCTGCACAACTCGGTATCGCTTACTCATGCTATTTTCCTTTCTAGCATCTGATTAAAATTATATTGCTCGTTGCTACGCACACGCCAATGACCAGGCACTTGCATAGCGTCCCAGCGGTCAGCCATCTTCCTCGCCGACCGATGTTTCAAATGATGGTTCTGGGCAACGTCAGTGCTATCCACACTCGCAAAAGGCCAACCCCGCCCGCTCAATTGCATACCCCGCAACATGTGCAGCCAAGGCATCCGGCCAAACGTCACAGCAAGCTGGTCAAACATCTCATCAATGCGACCACACCAAGCCGGAGATAATACAGTCGCATACTCAGCCGTGCTGCCCACACAGACACGCGGCCAATCCTCACACAATCCCAACAAACGGCTAAGAGGCTCGTCCATATGCCATACCGGAGCGCCACGATGACCGTGAGGCCAATCTCGCAATAAAGCATCTTGGGCCTGACTGCCCTCATCAATCACATCAGGCACAACCGCCCAGGTCGTTGGATAAGCAAACCACTCATCACACCAATCATAGTAACCAGACCAATCAACAGACTTGCCACTGCGCCACGCGCTAAAAGCACCATTGTCCAACATCACACTCTGGCCAATCGAATGGCACCTCCGAACATCGTCAGGGCGCATATGAGATACGCAGAAATGACAACCCGCCATCGTCAACAACTCAGCAACCGGAGTAATAGGAGTGCCATGATAATGTATCACCGCAACCTCCACCAAATCGCACCCGCCGCCAACATCTTTGCCGCGGTCATCAACGCAAAGCCAAACCAACTAAAATGATTAATCATCTCAAGGAATACCGCGCTGTCTATCGGTGTGCTAATCGCCGACGAAAGCAAAATGCGCTGACCCAATGGCCGACCAGTGAACGTATAAACATACCAATCCACCAGCTCTGAAATTAAAAAAGCAACCAAACTAGCCAAAGCAACATACGGGTCAGCCATCAAATAACTCAACGCCGCACCAATGCTCATAGCAGCCAATACATGATGCCCAATCTCTTGCTGAGAATAATCCCGCAAAATAAATACAACACCAACAACCAAACTCATCGGGGGAAACATCTCGCCGCCAACCGGGACCAAAGGCACATACACAAAACCAATGTTCACCAACACAACCGACAAAATGTACAACAAAGAAAAACGGTAACGAAACATGCAAGACTTCCTTTCAGTGGAAAATGGGAAAATATTTCGGGAGGACCCCCCCTATACGTGCGTGGGGGGCACCCCCCCCCAAGGCCCGATTTTTGGCGTGGCCCGCACTCGCACACGCGCCGTATAAAACGGTGGGTCAGGACCAGCGGCAAACGTGGCGTTATTAACCCCCAGAAACCGCAGGAATGTGGACCTGTACAGGCACCAATGGAACGACTGGTGTTTGTACACTACCATCTTGCAGCACCTGTGACCTTGCCTAGAATGGCGTTGATGTCAGGCCCTGGTGTCGCGTGCCCTGACTTGTTCTCAGCCTTACGAGTGAACCATGCAAGCGATACAGGTGGCTTCTTGTCCTGGCTGATGAACCATGCGGCTGTCTTCGTAGCATCCTCAATGAACGTGTCCTCGGTGTATCCCATGTTCAGCACTGCCGCTGCTATTGATACCTGCCGGTCATCGTACTGCCAGCGTATCCCGGTGGCCTCTTGGAACACTACACCATAAGCTGCACATATGGCACGACATGCACGTTCAGGCTGATGACTGCCTTGCGCGCGCGTGGGCATGTGTGACTTGCTTTTCTTTCTTTTTTCAACAAAACCATTTATACTATTCTTATCTTCTAGTTCTATATTGTTGCTACTAACAACCTCCGGGTTGTTTTTTCGTACAACCTGCAGGTTGTTTTTTCGTACATAGCCTTCATCACTATTACAACCTGCAGGTTGTTGACTATCGTACTTATCCACAGGCTTAGAACGCTGCTTTGTAAGCTGTCCTTTAGCTCCTCGGTTCGCCACTGCCATTGTATCTTGTGCCTCTCGTGTGAGTTCTTCCTCGGTCTTTGGTGTGGTGTTCAGCACCTCTTGCAGTGACATTCTGGGGTCATAGATTACCCTCCAGACTGCGCCTCTTTTGCCCCATGCTCTTCTGTTATCTTCTTTGCGTATCTTCTGAATGTAGCCGTACTCGACCAGTTTCTTCATGTGTTTGTGTACTGCTTGCTGAGAGATGCCGATGGCTTCAGCTACGGTTAGTTGGTTCATGAAGAACACTCCGGTGTGTGCTTTGGCGTAGGAGCAGACGAAGGCGAGTACACCGAATGTTGAGGCGTACTTGTGTAGGCGTGTATCCACTGTTGCTCTGGGCGGTATGAGACAGAATGGACCGGGTGCTTGGTACTCACCGTGGCCATCTGGCGCATCCCTTATTGGGTCTGGTGACAGTGCTGACTTACGCATCGTCCTCGTCATCCTCATCATCTGTCAGGCGCTCACCACTTCCCAGGCAATCTGTACAGGTCTCGACCCGCTCCTCTATGTATCCGCTATCAACGTCAAAACACTGCCGATGATACAGTTCTATGAGAATGGTCCCGGTGCCCCCGCATTCTTGGCATATCTTCATGGCTTCGTTGGTGGCGTTGCTCATAGCTTGACCCATGCCCCGCCTACAGCTTTTCTGGCCACTGTGATGGGCATCAGAATGGCTTGGGCCTTCATAAACTTATCACCGACCGGCACGTACTTATTGCCCCATGTCATTCGGTGCATAACGCATAGGTCTTGGATGGCGCGGGTCTTCATCAGCCAAACTTCATCGTCAATGCCGTGGCACCATAGGTCTGGGTTTGGACCGTGCGGGTGTATGCCGCTTGGCTTGCCGCCGCTCAGAACCTCTAAGGCTATATTGCCTGACGTGCTGGCCATGAAGTCCATCTTGCATTCGGCTGTAATGCGGTGGGCACCGTACAGTGGAACGTCGAGCGCGACATCAAGGTCGTAGCTTCTGTCTTTAGACTTCCACGCCTCATGCCCAGCTTTCTTCAGCAACTTGATGACCTTCTGTTCGAACTCTTCGCCCGCCTTTCGTGCGTGTTGGAATGATTGCAAATGTAACGCTTGGTAATTGTACGTTGGTGCCATGCCTAGACCCCTTTTTGCGCTGATACTGCGCCGTACACCCAACAATCTCGGCGCCCAGCGGCCACGTTCTTACCGTTTTTGCGGATGGTGTGGAGCTTTACAATCATGTTGACGTTGGCTAGGGCTGACATGTTCGCGGCTACTGAGTTGGCGTTCATGCCGGTGCCCTGGCTTACGGCTGTGACTGTTGCCGGTCCTTTGTTCGTGAGGAAGCTAACAATCTCTTTTTGCTGGGCGCTTAGTTTCTTGAGGTGAGTGCGGGCATCACATGGCAGTGGTTCACGCAAGGTGATGCGCTTTGTCATCATGTCAGGATAGAACGTGCCGCGTGGCGTTGTTGTCTTGGCGTCCCGGCGCTCATGCTCAAGCATTCTCTGGCCAAATTGTTCTTCGTTCTCGCCCGGTCTTGGCGCTCCTGCAAACGGGTTTAAGGTCATGTGTCTCCCTTTCGTACTCTTTTTTTTGAAACGTAACGCCGTAGTAGTGGGCGTATCGTCTAAGGTTTGGCTCTGGAACGTCTAGTATCTTGGCGGCGTCTTTAATGCAGTATGAGGGGGCCAGTGATTGAACCAGTTCAAGACGCTCACGCCTATGTCTCGCTGTCATCTCGGTCCAATACTCCATATCATTTGGGCAGTGCAAACTTGACTGAGCGGTACTTTGCAGCGGGCACCTCTATGATTTTGGTCCCGGTAAACTGTGCCTCGACCAGCTTCTTTTTGAGGCGATAGATTGCGGTGCGTACACCTTTGACATCCTCAACCACCAGCGCACCGCGTTGACCGTCTGGGCCAGTGGCTGTACGGTCAAAGTACTGAAAGTCTGCCTTGTATTTGCATATCTTCTTACCCTTGATTTCAATCTGGAAGGATGTTTGCATTTCTAGGTGCGTGATTTCACCCGCATCAAGGCGTGGCTTCAGCGTCCACCAATAGTGCTTGGCTTCAGCAAGGCTGTCGAACTTGTAGCCGCCGAACTCAACTTTCTTATTGCCAAATTTACTAGGCAATGTTGCGGGCCATCTTGACCAGGTTCAGCATGTCGGCATCAACGTCCTTGTTTAGCCGGTCTAGTCCAGCACGTAACAGGTCGTTTGCTACGAAGGTCATAGACCGGCGCTGTAGGGTGGCGGTCATTTCTAACTCGTCGCGGAGTTCCTTGCTGACCCTTAAATGTATGACTGCTTTATCTGTCATTTCTGTGTCCTCAACATTTGTACCATTTAATACTTGTACAATAGCTATCAGGTTGCTATATGAGTTGTAAAGGTGAGCAAAACGTGAGTGCTCAAATTAATTTCGGGAGAGACAGATGACCGGCCTTATCCAAACCAGACCTGACCACGGTGCCATGCACACTGGCAAGTTCGCGGCCTATGTGCGTGTGTCTACTGACAAGCAGGACAATGAGAACCAGCGGGCCGCAATCAAGGCTTACCTCAATGGCGGTGACTTCACGGTCGAATGGTTTGAGGACGAATGCTCTGCCGGTACGCCGTGGCATAACCGCAAAGGCTTGCAGGACTGCATCAACTACGCCCGCAAGCACGGTGCGACTATGGTGGTGTACTCTGTTAGCCGCTTGTCACGTAAGACATGGGAAGGCTTACGCTTCCTTGACCAGCAAGTCAGCACCGGCAAGGTGCAGTTTGTTGCTGTCGATAATCCATTGCTAGACCACAAGACGGTCGGCTTGTTGGCCGCTGTTGCTGACATGGAACGTACCGACATCAAGGCACGTACCAAAATGTCACTGGCCCGCATCCAAGCCGAGATTGCCGAGAAGGGTAGCTATGTCACCAAGGCTGGCCGCACAATATCCAAGCTGGGCGCGACCGATACAACAGAAGCATCGCTGGCCGGTAACGCCGCCAATGCCAAGAAAGCCTTGGTCTATGCAACGCAGCTTGAGAACCTGTTTATCGCATTCGTAAAGCAGGGCATGTCCTACCGCGAGATGGCCGCAGAACTCAACAAAATAGGTATCTTGACGCCACGTAAAGCGGCTGACCCTGACATGCTAGAGAACCCGCAATGGCACGCAAGCAGCACCCGCAACTATGTCAAACGCCTCATCAAAGCTGGGGTCATAAGTTCCAATAAGTAATCGTTGACTAATTAATAAAGATAATTTTGTGTACGTTATCACATATCAATCTGCAATTAATCGGAGAACCCTAACGACAGTTGGGTTAGACCTTGGAGGAAATTACACATGAAACGTCAGTTAAATAAAACCGGCATGGTTTGGAGCCACATTGTCCCAAGTTGGACAACCGCCAACATTGTTATGCCAGCCAGCGAACGCGCAATGTACGAAACGCCAAGCGAAGCACGGCGCGAACAGAATAGGAATGCAATTGAATTAGTAGCACCGCCGAGAGCAAAGGAGCAAATACACAATGCCTTTAGATAATCAATTTATAATTCCAGAGGGTATGCGAAGAGCGCAAGCCGCAACCCACGTTGGCATTTCTGCCGCTCACTTTGACAAGCTAGTAATCGATGGCCTCATGCCTTCGCCACGTATCGCGGCGGGCGTTAAGATATGGCTTAGAAGTGAACTTGAGTATGCTTTGCTCGAACTTGAGCAAGACCAGCGGGGTTCAGTGCAGTGCAAAAGCGAGTACATCTTAAACATTTAAATCGCAGTGGCGAATACAAGTCAGGTAACCCGCGCTGGTATTACAGGCCTGTAGGGCAGAAGGGCATCCCGATGCCTGACGCTACTATGGGGTCTGTTGAGTTCCTTAAAGCATATACCGAGGCGGCGGGCGTCGAGCCTGTACGGCCAATCATCAAGGGCAGCTTGGCCAGTGCCGTCAGTAAGTATATCGCCAGTTCGCACTTTACCACTATGGCCCCGCTGACCCAAGGCGTTAGACGCCGTGCCCTAGAACGTATTAGAGAGACCGCTGGTTCTGAGAAAGCACTGACGCCGGACGTCATCCGCGCTGATTTAAAAAACTATCACGGCCACGCGCAGCACACTCAGCTTAAAATGTGGCGCGGGTTCTGCAAATATCTCATGCACATCGATGCGCTGAAGATAGACCCCAGCAAGGACATGGTCCGTGCGCCTGTTGTAAAGTCTGATGGACACATACCGTGGGACCACAATGACGTTGAGATGTTCCGCAATCATCATGCGCTGAACACGCACCCACGCATGGCGTTTGAGTTGTTGTACTGGACCGGCGCAAGCATGGTGGACGCCGTAAGGCTTGGCCCAGGCTGCATACGCCCCGGTGGCTGGCTGTCATACCGCCGGTCAAAGACAGGCACCTTGGTTGAGATACCGTTCGACCGAGAACTGCCACACTTTGCACAATCGTTTAAGCGCGACCTCGACCTATTGCACAAAGCAATTGAGGCGCAACCCGACAAGCACATGACCTACATTGTCACCGGCGGGGTCAACAATCGCGGGCAAATAAAAAGCCGGTCGGTCAAAGCTGCATCGTCATGGTTTAGCCGACAGGCAGCGGCGGCGGGTGTAAGCAAGACAGCGCACGGCCTGAGAAAAAGCCGAGACATGGAGATTGCTGCCAACAACGGGTCAGCCACAGCCATTATGTCCTGGTTGGGTCACTCAACGCTGGTTGAGGCGAGTCGCTATATTAAAATGTTTGACAAAAGGAGGGCGTTATCAATATCAAATAGTGAGCATACAGGGGTTGGAACTTCCAACTCTAATTAAGAAACTTCCAAGTAACGCGCATGTTGCGCCAATAACTAAAATTACAACAAAGGACTATCTAATGAGTAATTGTAAAGTGGCAGCCCGTACGAGACTGCCTGAGTGTAATGATAACAGTAGTTTATCTTCACAAGTTCCAACTGACCCTGTCGTGCAGGGTCAAGAGGTTAGTCGAGCAAGTTCCAACTTATCCCTGATATTAGACGGTGTCAGCTTCACGCTGTTCTGCGTGGGCCTGATGGCCTCGTCTTGGATTGGCTGTGCGCTGTCTGATGTCTGCACCGCTGCCAACGGGGGGCCGTTCTGATGCCAAAGCTAACCAAAACAGGATTTGAGATTGGTTCCTCCGAGGCAGGGGCAATCGTTCTAGGCAAAACCGCATTCCAGAACCGGCATGACATTTTGGAAAAGCACAAACTGGCCAAGGCTGGGGTCGAGACTATTGAGCCTGACTTAAAAAGTTGGGCACTTATTCGCGGCATTTTTTTAGAGCCAGCGGTGGCTAACATGGTTGAGTTTTGGATTAACGAACTGTGCGTCAAACCGTGTCAAATGTGGGAACCAACTGAGCCGTACCAGAAGGCTAGGGCGGCGAGTTCTATTGACCGAATTGTCAAGCTGGCTGACCCACTAACGCTGAAAAATCTTGAGGGCAAAGATATTGTTATGAGCGGCACCGGGGTGGTTGAGATTAAGACCGACCGATACCATCACGACAAGCCAAAACCTGAGTGGATATTTCAAGTGCTTCATCAAATGCACTGTAGTGACATCAACTGGGGAATGATTGGTTGTTTTGACCAGAACTTTAATTTGCATTTGTACCCGGTTGAGCGGTCGGCCAATCTCATTGGAATTATGCTTGAGGCATACGATGAGTTCTGGAACCTAGTTGATACTGACAGTCACTACCCGCCGGACCCTGACCCTGACGCTGACGTTGTTGCCGTGTCTTATCCTGATGGCTGGGAAACGAACGCCGACATCTCAGGTGCCGCCCAAGGCTATGTTGAGGCGAACGCAGAGGTAACCCTTGCCCGTGCCAAGCTGCGCGAGTTGGAGAAAGAGCGCGACGAGTACAAGAACGCGCTGGTCGATGTCATGTACCTGTCAAACATCACGCACGTTGATGCTGACGGCTACCGCATTCACTCGGAGTATATCAGCAAGCCCAAACGCAAAATGGTTGAGACCGATGAGGTCACCGAGACCCTAAAATTTTCTGTTAAGGAGTTAAATTAATGAGTAACGCATTAGTATCCCGCGCCCTGTTGCCACAAAATCTAGATGAAGCAATTAAGTTTGCTGAGTTTTATTCAAGGTCTGGCATGATACCGGCAGACTACCAAGGCAAGCCCGCGAACGTCCTCGTCGCAATAAATTGGGGGTTAGAGGTGGGCATATCGCCGCTTAGTGCGTTAAAATATATAAGCCTCGTGAATGGTAGGCCAGCAATATGGGGGGATGGTCTGTTGGCAATATGCCAGAACCACCCTCAATATCTTGGCATTGAAGAGACAAGCGAAGGTGAGGGCCAAGATTACAAAGCCACTTGTGTCGTTAAACGTGAAAACAAGAATGGAGACATAAACGAAACAATACAAATTTACTCCTACGCGAAAGCCCAGCGGGCAGGACTTCTGACACGGCAAACATGGAAGCAATACCCAGAGCGCATGATGCAATTACGTGCCAGAGGCTTTGCTTTGCGTGATGCTTTTGCTGATGCTGTCGCTGGCATCATCACGGCAGAAGAAGCCCAAGACATGCCGCCTATGAAGACCGTGCCCGTACAGCCCCAACCAGCGCCGTCAGGGCCGACCATAGCCGAGAGGGCAATGGCTGCAATTGAGCCGCCACAAGAGGCTGTGGAAGCTCCACAAGCTCCACCAGAGCCGGTGGAGGGGTTCGCCCTTCGCATCCCCGGCAAGCCTACGCAATCGTTCTCTGTGCAAATGGACTTTGCCGATGCGTACAATGATTTGCTGTTGAAGGTTCGCCGCGCTCGGTCACTGCCGGAAGCTGAACGCCGGACAAAAATGAAGGCGCTTGAAGAGGCCAACGCTGACACGTTTTCTATGCTTGATGAAGACCTTGCCAAAGAACTGCATGACAAGCGGTTGCAGTACAATGCCGGGTTAGGCGCTGAAGAAAAAGAGGCCCCCAATGACTGATGGTAAAGTGACATTGACCGTTGAACAGCGGGAGTTCTACGACTTCCTTAAACGGTTCGTCAAAGTGCATGGCGTTGCACCGACCTGGCGCGAAATGGGCGCTGGTTATGTGGCCGGTGAGAAGGCCACTGTCATGCGGCACCCCGGTCAGATTGCCAGAACAATAGGATGCCTTGAGGAGCGGGGTTGGATAGAACGACTGCCCGGTAAGTCGCGGGCCATCAAGTTCCTCTAAAATTTTTTCGGCAAACAGTATGCCACAACAAAATCGTCCGGCGAGTTCGCAAAACCGTAACGCTTCACCACTTGCCGGGCCATTTCATTACAAGCATATATTGACTGATACGCGAGAGTGTTTGACACAAGCTCACGGTCCTTACCCAGCCCAATAAATACAAACAGGACGAAGAGGTGCACTACCTTTTCTTTGCTGTCTTGGCCGACTGCTTGAATGCTTTAGCCGTGGGCGCACCTTTGCTGCCAGGCTTCCGCATCTTCTCGCCACTACCGGCGGCGATACGTTTTTTCTTTGCGTTGATGTTGGCGTACAAGCCAGGTTTCTTAGCCATTTGTTATCCTTTACTTTGGTTGCGTTTTGAAATTCGTCGGCCCTTGGCCACGGCATCGGCCTTAGAACTGGCACCCCAATCCATCAGGCTTTTAAGCAATGGCGTAGGCTTACCGTTGCGCCGTTCTGGACCGCGCATTTTTCCCATGCGCTGCAAAAAAGCGGCTCTTCGCGGGCCATCCCCGGTACGTTCTGGGCGTCCCATTACAGTCTTAACTCAAAGTGTGGGGCATCGATGAAGGGCCGTCTTGATTGCGACCGGCGTATGTCAATGTAAGAGTTCATTGCATTCTCAGCACTGCCCTCCCAATTGCCAATGCTGTCCACGGTCCAAGCCGCACCCCAACGCAGCTTGACCTTGGTGTCTCGCTCTCGGTTGTGTTCGCGGACCCCCTTAATCATGGCGTCTGCTATCTCGTCGTAGAGGTTCAGTTCCCACCGGCCACCGTTCACATAGGCCATCAGGTCAACAGCCAAGCCCAACAGATGCTTGCTCTTCATAGTTTGGCTGGCACCCTTTGCCACCAGTGCCTCTTGCTCGGCTATAGTTCTGCAACCACAGATGACGCTGAAGTCCTGAGAGGTTACCTTGATGGCGCGGTGAACAATGTCTTGCAGCCTCTCGTCCACGCCGACCAGCTTGGCTAGTGAGCCCTTGCCTAGTTTGTATGTCATTTGTACATCTCCTCAATTAGCTTCTTCTGGCGCTCAACCTCACGCCGTTGGGCTTCCAAAATTATGAACTGCTCATCCAGGTCCGACCGCTTGGGCATCGGTATGACCTTGTCTGTTGTCACTTGGTCAGTCCCTTCTGCTTCTCGTAGGTACGCAACCCACCAATCCCAAGCATGCCGCCTAGAACGGTCATCATCGGCCCCATGTCTAGGACCGGGGCAACCTCGGCCCACTCGTAAAAGCCATAGATGCCGTACAATGCACCCGCTATAGGGTACACTAGGAAATTGTACGCAAAGGACGCCGCGCAGACCCAACCTACTGCCGGACGCCACCCGCCTTTAAATGTGGAGCCTGACGCCGCCTCGGCCTTGTTGATTTCTAGCTGGGCCAACAGTGCTTGTTGCGCGTGTTGGTCTGACATGGTGGCTATCTCATGGGCCAACCGTGCCCGCTCTGTAGCGTCAGGAACAACCTTGTCTAGAACGCCGGTAAGCGGGGCTATGAGTGCGCTTACAATGCTCATGCTTCTTTGTGCCCGACAGCGAAGTAGGCTCCAACCAATGCGGACAGCGCTAGGTACTGCGCCATCAGGATACTCTCGGCGGCTTCCATACGCGCCGGGTCATAGACCGTTGCAGCGGTGCATATCAGCATCATTACCATTGCACCCCAGCACATGTGCCGCCGGTTGCGTTGGTATATTTCATAGTTAAGGTGGTGCTTTTCTTCTAGTGTCATTTGGAGAACCCTTCATTTATGCCCCGCAAGATGTCTTGCACTGACGGGGTCTTGTCTTTGCGGTTGTATGGACAGTTAAAAGTGGGGACACATTCGCGGTAACTGTTTGTGACGAAGTGCGTGTAGAACGTCTTGTTTGGCCCCCGATAAATACACTGCTTGACCTCGTTTATTTCAAGGCGTTTCCACAGATGGCAAACCACGGTCGGCGGGTCTAACAGCCCGGCCATAGTCACAGATAAAACCAGTACGGGTATCATCATCGCACCCCCTCCGCTGGCGGTGGCACTTGCTGGCTTGCCCAGATTACCGCACCGATGACGGCAATGATGGTGATGCCTATGACCACGCTGGCAATCACAATGAACACGCCTTGTATTGCCTCGCGCTTTTCTAACCGAGCTTGCGCCTCAACCGCCGCCAGACGCTTTGCTTCCTTGTCCCTAGCTTGCTGAAGCTGAACAATTTCGGTCCATGCTGCCGGTCCAAATCTCATTGAGATAGCCATGCGGGCCTCATGCAATAGCTCCTTAGCCAAGCGGGCATCTATGACTTCTTGAGCCGCTGACCCTGCACCAAGCTGGTCCTTGATGGACATGCCGGAGTGATTGGCCCGTGCCTTCTGAACCTGTTTGGTGCCCTCGAATAGAGCATCAACAGAACTGGCCATATCGCTGAGAGACTTAGCGGCTGAACAACCTTCCTTAATGGCCGAGGCTGATGCCTTGACCAGGCTGATGCCGACTAAAATCTCCGCAATGGGCATGTCATTTACTTCTTGTCAGTTTTCTTGGGCCGTCCGCGCTTCCGCTTCTCAGGCTTTGGCTGTTCAACATCATCGGTACGTTTGTTAATTGTACGAAGATGAGGGTTAAGGTCCACGATAGTTACCATGTCTTTACTCCATTATTAGGCTGAGAAGCAGGGCGATTGTGGCGGCGGCTGACCCTAAAATAATATGTTCTAGCCTACGCATTCTGTGCAGTTGCTCCAGCCATCTTTCTTCAAGCCGCACCTCAAGTGCAACGAGCCTGTTGTCTATTCCATCGATACGCTCATGTGCGCTGGCTACAGTTCTTTTATCCATCAGCTCGGTGCCACCGGAAAGGTTACATCAGGAAAGCCCGACTGCGCTGGCAAATCACGCAAGGCTTGTCGATACGTGCGCCACTCGTCTGTAATCCTGTCAGCTAGTGCCATTTTGTCAGACGCCTCTAACAGTTCGTCACGCTGCGCTCGTACTTGGGTTGCAGTTGCAGTCACTGGGTCTGCTTGAAAGTCAGGCCAATTAGCCATATCCTCTGCGTCATCAAAGACTGCGCCATCACCTGTTGTTTTATTGTACCAAGTTTTAGACATGATAAACCCTCATGTTTCCTGCTGCACCTGTGCCACCAGCATTGCTGGAGTTTTTTGACCCACCACCGCCACCTCCCGGCGAAGACCCGTCTGTTCCTGTTGTTGCTGCTGCACCTCCTGCCCCAGAGAACTCACTGGTTCCCGGCAATGACGTAAGAGTGCCGCCGTTTTTGTAAGCACCTCCATTACCTCCCCCAAACAAACTATGCTCAACACCACGATTACTTCCATGGTACGTTTTTCCCGCCGCACGGTATACATAAGCAACCCCAGTTGGCAAAACGGAGGAGCTACTAAAAATACTCCCCGACTGCGTTTGTGAAACTAACGTAAAATCATCACCAGTGTTACTAATAACGTCTAAAGAACCCGAAGTTATTTCTATAACTCTATCCGAGGTAGTGTTTGAATCCCCTGCAGTTGAAAATACTAAACTTCCATTTGCTGAGGAAAGAGTAAATGTTGAAGCATTTGGAGTAGTACCGCTATAAGCGTTAGTGCCGCCAGCATTACCGGCTTTCGCGGCCCCAATAACATACGCTCCACCATTAAATAAGCTAGCTTTACCGTAGAGAAGCGTCGCAGACCCCCCATCTCCACCATTAGTATCGGCTCCATCGTAACAGCCGCCCCCGCCACCAGAGCCTAACAAGTAAACCCAAACATAATCATCGTCAGACAAAGACCCTTTGCTCCATGTACCTGACGAAGTATAAGTGTTTGTTGGTGATGCCCAGTTTGAGGGAAAAACAACAGCTGTTGCGCCAACTTTGGTATTTATATAAGTAGCTAAAGTATCTACTTTAGTCATTCTCATAGTCCCACCATCATTGGTGAGAAAACCATCCCCATCAGCTACGGCTGTAGTTCCTCTGGCAGTACCTCCATCTATAAGATTAATTTCTGCTGCTGTAGCTGTTATAGCAGTACTACCCAAAATGAGGTCACCATCTGGCACAGTCACATCACCTGTAAAAGTTGCGCCCGCCGTGCCAACTAATGTCTGGTTGCCGCCCGCTGGCAATGTCAGTGTGTTAGTTACACTTGCGGAATGCGGTTGTGCTATTACCGTTTGGCCGTGGCTGTTGTTTTCACAGTTAAATACTAAAGTGCCGGGGTTATCGTTGCCTTTAAGAACAGTTTTGCCAGTTCCGTTCGGTGCAAGCTCTATGTCGCGGTTACTTGTTGTAACAATGTCATGTGTCACAACATCAAGTGCCCCGCCAAGCTGGGGCGAACTGTCCGAACTGAGTTCAGCCATGCCGCCGCCCGCTGCGCCTGTGGCACCAGTGGCACCTGTTGCGCCGGTCGGAATGCCTAAAGCAAACGTAGCCGTGCCGCCGCTAACAGAAACAGATGCCGTTGCTGAACCTCCAGCCGATACGGTGGACACATTGACCGCCGCCCCGGTAACCTGCTGGGTGGCTTCTGGGTTGCCGGTTGAACTGTCAAACCCCAAGACCTTGCCCTTGCGGGCGTCCTTGTTTGGCAGGGTCATATCGATGCTGGTGGCGTCATCAACCGGGGCAATCAAGGTGCGGTCTAGGCGCTCGTCTTGTTGCTGGAACAGCATCATGTTTGTGTCGAAGTCTGTCTCTAGGCTGGTGGCATTTATCGTGCCGCCGGATGTGTACACACTTGACCGGGCCAGTGCAGTCTTGGACATTATTGTGACTATCTGGCCGTTCGTTGGCGTATTGCCTGACGTGAAGGTGATAGACCCCGCGCCGGTGCTGGAAGTTATGCTGACCGTGTAGTGTGTGCTGATTGTCTTAAGCGTAGTGCCGACAAACACCGCTACATCAGCCTCAGTGTTTACAGAGAAGCTAAACGAGAACTCAGTGGTTGAGCCATTGGCCGTGGCCTGGGCTTTGCGCGTGACTGCGCTGATTGCAAAAGTGGCCATTACCAATCCTTCCTATTAATGATTGTACACTGTTTTGGGTGATTTGTCATTGTTCTAGTAACTCATCCATTGTGGTTGAGTTGACCAAGTTCTGGTTCTTACGGTCGGCGGCTCTCATCTGGGCGTCTGTAGCTGGGCCAATGCTTCTGGGATTGCGACCGCGATAGTCCTTGTAGTTCTTCACCTTGTCCACTTGGGCGCGTAGGTCATCGAATTCTAAAAGCATAAGCTGCTTGGCGATACCCATGTATGTGCCATTGACGCCGTTCAGTATCTCTATCTGCTTGCCCGGCACTAGGTCTTTATAAACGTCATGCTGTTCTCCGCGAGGGCTGATGAACTCCAGCATTGCTCCCAAGACGTTTGGTGGCCATACGTTTTTGTCAGGGCCGAATAGTTCGTTGGCGTATTTTGAATTAGCCGGGTAATTGTACAGTTCAATATACCGCTCGTATTGCTCACCGTTAAGGCGCAACATGCTTTCGCCCATTGAGTTGGGCAAGTTCTTAAACCCCAGCTTAAGCCGGTTCAGTTCTGCGTTGATTGTGTTAGCGCCGGGCTTGTTTAAGACCCGCATTGGCGTGACCATGCGCCAGGCTCCACCATCTTGTGGGCCTTGCATCTGTATCTCAAACCAACGGTTCCGCTTTGGCGGCAAGTCTTGCGATAGACCTGGGGTTCTAGACCGCACGTATTGCATAGCCTCGTACATGCCCCGTATCTCTGGCTGTAGGCCAAACCCCGGCACTCGGTCGTATTGGTTCTCTGGGCGGCTGTCACGCGCTGTAGGGTCAATGTAACGCTCAAAGGTGGCCAACATGCCCTGGGAGCCTAGACCGGCTGTCGCGACTTGCTGAGAAGTGATGAGAGCCGCTGATGTTACTTGCTTAGTCATAAGCTGCCGGATCCGCGCCACCTTGCTATTATGCTCTTCATACGGTGACCCGGCAACGTCCACCAGTTCGCCAACGAATTGCAACATTGGAAGAGCGGTGCCTACATACCGGGTGACTGCAATTGCACCGTTCAGCATCAGATTGTCGGCGGTGTCTGTGTCATCAGAATACTGCAACACCTCGGCGGTATCCATTGATGCAGCCAAGATGCCTGAGAACGGGTCATACCGGGCGTAGCTTATCCAATCCCAGGAACCGTCTTTCTTGCGTATACCGACTGAATAAGGTTCGTGGTTTTGCAGCCAAGTCCGGCGTTGTTTGGCATCGGTTGGCCCATACCCGGTCATGGTGAAGTCATCACTAACGCCACCTGTGCCGGTATACATTAAGGTGCCGAAGATAGCGGACCCGGTTGATATACGCGCCAAGGCTTCCCGGCGGTCGGCGTTGGTGCCGTTTATTAATTTGTCCCGCATGACGCTAGGCATAGCAAGGCCCATCGGTGTGCGCTCCATAATCCGGCGCATAACTTGCGTAGGCGTTTTGTAGAATGGCACCCAAATCTTAATAATAGGATGAGAGAACAATCCCTGTGCTTGAGCCATAACACCACTAAGGTCATCTTGGAACGTGGCCATCTGAGCAAAGTTCTCGCCCTCGTCAAAAGCGCTGCGAGAATGCAGGGTGCGAAGATGTGCGGCGGCGGCTTCATTATGCGCCACTTCTGGAGTTTCACCCGCATCAATTCCGGCTCGGTAGCGTTCAGTTTGCGCCCGCACAGCAAGCGCCTCAACTTGCATGCCACGCGCCATCGCCTTAAATGTCTCGTCCATTGCCAGCATTGGCCGAAAGCCTAGCAAGCGCATCATAATGCCAAAACCATCAAAGAAACTAGCTGCCGTGCTTTCAAAACCGCTACCGCCTTCAGCCGCATTTCTCAAGCCAGCGCCCTGCCGAGAGATAGCCCGCATGTTAACGTCCATTTTAGTCTGGGTGCCAGACACTACGCCTTCATTTTTTAATGCTGACCACCCGGCGCGGAATGCCTGGGGAAGATACTTGGCTTGAGCGGTTAGCATGGCGAATGCCTCTTTAGGCCGACCCTCTAACATGCGCTCAACCATTAATGTCTCAAGCATCACCATTGTACTTGCCGCATTGTACGAATGCGTGAGAGGGTTGGACAGCAATGCCGATTGGTAAATTTCTATCAGCATATCCGCACCGCGCCGGAATATACCGCGCCGTGCAAACTCGTGCCGAGACATGTCGGTCGGCAAGTCCTCATAAACTTGGAGCATGAAGTCAATTGCAGCCTCGCCGCCATTGGCCTCTAAGAACTGGTCAACATTGGTAGCATCAATTAGCGCCGTGGCTCCAGGGTTCACGCCTCGGTTTTCTAGCACAGTCCGCATAGCATCAGTACGTTCTCTGCTTGGAGAACTAATAATCTTATTGGACACCTGTATACGCCCAATGTCTTCTTGCACTCCAACTAGCTGAATACTGGCATAACCCTCTAGGGCAAATGCTTGGGCTGCGCGGGCCTTGTCAATTGGGTCACCAGTTTCTTTAGCTTTTCGGATTAAACGCAATGTCTCCATTTGCAGGGCAGCGGTGGTGCGCCGTGCCGCAAGTAACTCGCTATCTGTGAATGGCCGGTCCCCAGGCTTGCGGTTCATTAGGTCTAGGAAGATATCAACAGAACCAATCTGGTCAGCATCTGCTATGATGTCCGCAAACCCACGGTCACCTTTTCTTAGAATGCGCTGACCACTAGACGCGACCGTATCCTTGTAGGCATCAAAGGTGGCCGTGATAAGACGGCGCAAGTCCAGTTCTTCTGGTGAAAGGTCACTTGCTGAAAGTGTTTGGTCTGGTGGGGCATTGTTGTGACCGATGCCAATCTTCGACAGGTTGGGCAGGATGACATCAATGCCGGGAAGGTCAACGCCTTCCTCACGGTACTTGGTCAACTCGGCCATCTCTTCAGCGGTAGCCGGTCGCGTAATGATATCGCCCTTGTCAACGACCGCTAGTGGCATTGTCCCGGTAGATTGTAGGGTTTGCGCGGCTCGACCGGCAGCGGCGTCTGATACGCCATCATTTCCGGGGCGGGTGGTAACGTCTGCGAACTCGCCAATGCCTGGTGTGTTGCGCTGAATAAAACGACCGGCGGCGGCACCAAGCCGACCGGGGCCAGCAACCTCAACACCTTCTTGCTCCGGCTCGACTGGGGGCGTCATTTCCTCAACAACAGCGGGGGCCACCATTGGTTGTTGTGGCTCTGGGCCTATGGTTTCGTCACCAAGCACACTCATGTTCAGTCTTTCCTAAATTGCTCCGGCAAATCGGCTTCTTGCTCTGCCGACAGTTCGTCTGGAGCCTCGCCCATAAAGGCTAACTCAAGATATGTTTCTCGCGTCATTGGCATTTCGAATGCTTCCATAAGAGCAAGCGTTTCATCGTTACTGCCAGGTTGGAGGGTTGATGCCACCGGCTCGGTCATTTACCTGTCTCCTTGTCTCGTCCAGTTCTATTTCGCCACTTTTATACTTTTG